TTAAGACATAGAATTTATCCTGACTGTAGCTTTGATAATTGCCATCGCCGTGATCTTTGATATATGCACATCCTTAGGATGGTGGTGTCTGTTTTCACTTACCAATTTTATATAAGAATCACCTTTTTCAGATTTATGAATCCATTTTGCAGATAAATGATCATCGCCACTTATTTGCATTGAAACTAAATACATTTCACCAAAGAAAATATTATCGATGTCAAGTTCTATTAGGCGATAGACAACAATATCGCCACTTTTCAGCAGTGGATACATACTGTCGCCAGTGATCCTTAAAGCCGCGTCACTCTTAGGTAAATTTGGAATCGAAAGATAACCAACAGGTTCAATTGTAGTTGAATCCATATTATTGAAAAGACCAACAATTCCTGCTGAAGCTTCAATGTCATATATCGGAATCCTTTGTTCTAATAGTAACCGATCCGTTTTCAATTTAAACACCTTTTCCGGCTCCGATAGTTCATCAATCTTGTGAAAATCTTCAGGATAAATTTTTATGTCGTCAATGAGTATTTCGCCGCGATTCAGCAAAAACCAAACAGGGTTTAAATCTCCATAAGTCAATAAGATTTTCTCGATTGTGTCGGAATGTAAGCCTTTAGCTGCTTTTCTGGATTTCCCAATCAAGCCATTTGACAAACCCGCGTCTTTGGTGACTTGGTTATCATTCAAGTTCTTGATTTTCATGTATTCATCAAGGCGATCAATAATATTTTCATTATTCATAGAAATATTTCTAGTAAATTACTTTGTTAGTAGAAATATTTCGATACATTTGTCTCGTACAAAATACAAATACCACAATGAGCAAAGAAACAAAAAAAAGGAATTACTACAATACGGAATTTCTCAATGCGCTTCAAAAAATGTTTGGATTCGGTCATGACTACCTTAGAAAATTTCTGCGAGGCGACCGTCCTGGTCTAATGCAAGATCGGATTCAGACAGAATATAAGCGTCTTGAAAATTCCGAAAAAGTTGTGGTAACGAAATACCTAAACAAGTAAAATTATGTTCGAGTACCAAAACAACATTTTATGCGTGTCCGGATCGTGGCTTATTGAAAATGAGGTCGTTTCCGAATCAAATTACAAGCAGCTATGTTCCCGCAAAATATTCGAGAAAATGAATATCGGAGGTAACGGTCGCAAAGCCTGGATAAAGTTTGATTCCATACGCAATGACATCAAGCAAAAGATTATTGCTTTAGCGGGCGATCCTGCACAAAAAGCAAAGCACATTACTTTCGTTGATTATGTGCAGTCGGATTCTTTTGCGTCTGAATTTTTCAACAGTTACCGACTTGAAAACAAAGAGGAACTTCCGGAAAAAAACAAAACAGAATATATTGCAAATGCAGAAATTCTAAATGCTGTAGATAGAATTTTATCTACTACGATGAACAAACGAAAAGCATTAGGTTCTAAGGTTGTAAAGCCCTGGGAAAAAATAGCTGAAATTGTTTCAGAATTGCCTTTTAATAAATTTCCGCATTCGTTACCGGCAAACCCTCGCCGCCTTCACGATAAATGGAAGCTTTATAAAACTGAAGGTTATGTAAGTTTAATTCACAAAGGTTTCTGTCACAAGAATTCCGAGAAGATCAATGACGATGCAAAAGCGTGGGTTCTTGCTAGATGGGCAAATCGCGTACAGCGTTGTGCTACGCACATGCAACTTCTGCGAGAATACAACAAAGTTGCGCCGGAACATGGTTGGAAGCAACTAAAAAGCGAAAAGTCGCTGATCGTGTTCCTGCAGGATCCAAAAATAGAACCGCTTTGGTATGGTCATCGCTTCGGTGAACTCAAATCAAAAGAAAAGTACAGCTATCAGCACACGACAATTCTACCGTCGATGCGTGACAGCCTTTGGTACAGTGATGGAACCAAACTGAACTATTATTATTTGGGTGCCGACAATAAGCCGAAAACCTGTCAAGTTTACGAGGTTTTTGACACCTACAGCGAAGTATTTGTCGGGTATCATATCAGCGACAGTGAAAATTACGAAGCGCAATACCACGCTTTTAAAATGGCGCTACAGATTTCAGCACATAAGCCCTATGAAATCAAATTTGATAACCAGGGCGGAACAAAGAAATTGCAGGCCAACAGCTTCTTAGGCAAGCTTGCGAGAATTACACGAAATACTACGCCTTATAACGGTAAATCGAAAACCATTGAAAATGCCTTTAAACGTTTTCAGATGGAATATTTAAAACAAGACTGGTTTTTCACCGGTCAAAATATCCAGGCTAAAAGCATCGAAAGTAAAGCCGATATGGAAATGATTTTAGCAAATGCCGCCAGTCTTCCAACGCTTGATGAAGTCAAAGAAACCTATCGAAAAAGACGCCAGGAATGGAACGAAGGAATACACTCAAAAACTGGAATATCACGCTTAGAAATGTATTTAGGATCTGAAAATCCTGGCACACAAAAAGTTTCAATGTTTGATATGATTGATATGTTTTGGATCTCACTTGATCAGCCGATCACTTGCACTTCTTATGGTATCAATTTCACTTTAAAAAAAACCGAATACCAATACGTGGTTATGGATCAGGAACGAATGCCCGACATCACATGGTTGCGAAACAACGTCGATAAAAAGTTCGTTGTCAAATACGATCCAGACGATATGACAATGATTCAGCTTTACGAACAAACGCCATTAGGTTTAAAACGAGTTGCTGCAGCAGAAACTAAAGTGAATATTCATCGAGGCCATCAAGAACAGGCCGAATGGGAAGCAAGTTTCATTAAGCAAGTTGAACTTGAAAACAAGCGGATCAGAATTGAAGCACGTGATCAAATGGACGCTATTCTCGATTCACAAAATATGTCAACTGAAAGTTACGGCTTGAAAAATCCGGCATTAAAAGGAATCGAATCGAGCCGCAAACAAAAAAAAGCTAGAAAAGAAAAAGAAGCTGTTCCAATTGACATTGGCCAACATCAAAAAGAAGAATCGTTTGCAGATCCGATGGATTTTGTAAACACCGAAAGTGTTTTCAGCAAATATTAAAAAAAGTACAAATACCACACCCCGAATATGGACACTCCAAACAAAGAACAAATTACTGCAGATCTTATCATCTACTGTTCACGGTTTGAAAGCCAATCACAGGCTGCAAATTCACTTAAAGATGTAAGTTCTGCAACGATCAGCCAAATCATAAATAAAAATTGGAACAATATTGCCGACAAAATGTGGCTAACTGTTTCAGCGCAAATCGGCACTGGCAAAAGAAGCATTGCAGATGAATGGATTTATGTTGAAACCGTCGATTACAAAGAACTTAATCAGTTTTTAAACGACGCTAAAACCAATAGCCTTTCAATGGGTATCATTGGCCGCGCCGGATCATGCAAATCGAAAACTTTTGAATTGTATGCTAAAGCAAATAGAAATACTTATGTGCTTACCTGCAATGAGTATTGGGATCGCAAACAATTTTTAGAAGAATTACTCACTGTAATGGGACATAGTTGTTCAGGTCTAAAAGTGTCAGAGATGATGCGTGAAATTACACGCCGGATCATTACCAGAATCGATCCAATAATCATACTTGACGAATATGACAAACTTCCAGATTCAGTGTTGCTTTTTTACATCACGCTTTACAATTATTTGGAAGATCGTTGCGGCTTTATCCTTTGTGCTACAGATCACTTGAAAAAGAGGGTTGAACGCGGTTTAAGACTTAACAAAAAAGGTTACAACGAAATCTACAGCCGAATCGGTAGACGATTTATTGAACTCAACGGTTTAACAAGCACTGATGTTATGCAGGCGTGTGTCGCAAATGGCGTTAGTGATCCTGAAGAAATTAAAAAAATTTGGAATTCGTGTGAATATGACATGCGCCGTGTGAAACGTATGATCCATGCTTACAAAAAACAGAAACTGAATGGCGAATAACCGTGCAGTAACGGTCGATGAAATTGAAAATAAGAAGTATAAAGATCTCGTGTTGGAAGGTGATTGGCTCAAACTATTGGGCGAACCCGAATCAAGTGGCTCATGGATCGTTTGGGGACAATCAGGATCTGGAAAGTCAAGATTTACAATGATGCTTGCAAAGTGTCTGGCCGGTCACGGAAAAGTACTTTGGAATGATTTAGAAGAAGGTGTACGAAAGTCTATGCAAAAAACGATTCGAGAATGCAAAATGATCGATGTAAAGCAAAACTTTCTGCTTTTAAACAAAGAACCCATCGAAGACTTAAAAGTCCGGCTAAGGAAGCGAAAAAGCGCCAAATTCATTTTTATAAACAGCGTACAGCATTCCAAATTGACAAAAGTTCAGTTCATCGATTTGATTAATGAGTTTCCGAATAAGCTGTTCATTTTCATCAGCCATGCGGAAGGCAAAGAGCCGAAAGGTACGGTTGCCGATTTTGTTAGATACGATTCGGATATAAAGATCCGAGTTGAAGGTTACAAAGCTTTTCCAATTTCAAGACTTGGCGGCGGGGAACCTTATGTGATTTGGCCAGAAGAGGCCGCAAAATATTGGTTGGATTTAGAATAATAAAAAATACCACAATGAAAAGAATTTATCAATTATTAAACGTCACGCCAGAACAGTACGAACGCGGCTTTTTTACCAACTATCTGGAATGGTGCGAAAGCGTTGCAATGGATATTTTGGAAACGCAAAAAATCATCTCAAATAATGCCATCGCAAAATGGTACCGGACTGAGTACACAAAATGCGAACAGGAATTTTTATACCGCGCAAATCGATATGTGAGCAATGGTGTAATCGATGCGGCAGATCTGGCCGTATGCTATACCCAATGCGTTGAAAAAATGCTGAACATTTCTCCAAAGCCGCTGATTTATGAAGCGAAAAAAGTTGACAAACAAACCAAACAAATTGCCGTAGCCGGTATCAAAGTTTTTAGCTATAACTAAGATGGAAGTAACAAAAGAATGGCTCGAAGCCAAAATTGCAGAATTGAATACTGATCTGCAGCATCAAAATGTCAGTCAATATGGTAAAATAATGCTTACACAAAGGCGAAATTACTATGTAAACAAGTTAATCGAACTCGAAGAAAAACAATTAAACAAAATTTCAGTATGACATACGAAGCTGCAAAATCCCGCTTGGATGATTTATTCCTGGCTTTGATGTACGGAACTGAAAATCCCTGGTTATTGACGAAAGGTCAAAGAATATTAATCAATCAGGAACGTGGCCGCTTACTTGCCCTTCCAGAAGTTGAATGCGAACCGCGACCGGTTCCCGAAAGTATAGAATACATTATCGCACAAGTGCCAAAGCTGATCGATAAATACGGCCTTACAGCCATTGAAAAACCAATTGATTTTATAGAAGTAAATTTTTAATACAAAATACCATGTCAGAAATACTTACAAAACCAGATTTAAATGCAGTTTCAACTGCAGAATTATTGGCTGCACTGGAAGCCAGGAAAAACGAAAAGCAACAAAACCGCACCGCTTACAAGGAATTAGTTACCGGTGCCGTTTCGTCCGGACTTTTTGAATTGTGTGTTATTTCCGAAGAATTATCAAAAGCCAAACAAAAGATATTTCAGAGGTTCGAGCAAATTCTTGAACTCAAAAATGAAGTTTATGGCATTAAGGAAAAACAACGTTCGCACACTTTCACAACTGAACATGCCGAAATCGTAATCGGTTACCGGATCAATGATGGTTGGGATGATACGCATACTGCAGGAATCGAAAAAGTAAAAAAATACTTAGAAAGGTTATCTGTCGATGAAAAAACAGCCAATCTGGTTAACGTTGTTTTCAACCTTTTAAAACTCGATTCTAAAGGAAATTTAAAAGGCAGTCGTGTCTTAGAACTTCAACAATTTGCAGAACAGCAAAAAGACCAGGAATTGATCGACGGTGTGCAGATTATTGCTGCAGCTTACAGGCCAGTAAGATCCAGTTGGTTTGTTGAAGCTTCTGTTATCAATGATGGCGGTAAGAAAGTCAATATTCCGCTTGCGCTTTCATCAGTCGATTTTCCTGCAGGTTATTCGTTCGATTTTTTCAGCCCTGAACCTTTGAGCGATGCAAAAGTTTAACCAGTTCCTAAACCTGATCTTTTATGTCTGGCTTGCTTGCGGTGCATTTTTCGCAACAGCTTGCCTGATACTTTGGCTCGGCATTTTCAAACAATGGTTTGCCGATAAATTGAAAAAGCTTGAGTACATCAAGTAATTAAATACCACAGTACGGATCCCGATTGTGTGTGAGCGGAGCAAAGCGAAAGCTTGCGGGTTCGATCCCCGCATCGGGAACAAATTTTAAAATTTATAAATATGAGCATGAAGTGGAACGCAGAGCCACATAGGCGCGGCAACGGACAACAGGAAATACAAGTTTCAATTTTAGTGAAAGAGATGCAGGTCACTTTTGCTTCGGATTCCGAAACGTGGATTAACCAATTTAAAGATAGATTAAGGGCTATTCCCAGAAAAAACTGTTTTTCTGCTGAGTTCGGATATACGGCAAGCGCTATCGATCTTAGAACTCTCGAAGTTTGGAAAGTTAAAGCTAACGGCGACAACAACTATAAAATGTTTACAGTAACGTTAATCGGCAAAAATGACAGCGACAGACTTTAAACCATCAACTTCTGTTCAGCGCAAAGAAATCATGCGCAACAGCAGCTACCAGATCGACACCAAAAACGAATGGGTGCAATGGGTTACCGGCGACAACTCAAAAACGAGCCTTACAGCCATTTCTTTCGATCAGGCCAACCAAATTTTAGCGAAGCAAACAGGAACGGCGCAACCGAAAGAAAATTGGGCATTTTTCGACAAAAACAACCCGAAGCACAACGCTATTTTATCATTGATGTATCAGGCGCAATGGACGGTACCAAATGCACGTCATGAAGAAGTACCGGATTTGGAACGATTAAGCGACTTTTTGAAAAGCGATAAATCACCAGTTAAAAAGCCTTTAAAGCTGCAAACACAAATCGAATTGTCAAAAACAATCAAAGCCCTGGAAGGCATTGTAAAACACAGATTTAAGTAAATGGAAAATAATTATAATAGTGTTCAAAGTATTTTAACAATTTCGTTTTTCACCGGCTTTATATCATCGTTAATCTGCAGCTTTATTTTAAAGCTTATTCGATCAAAGCGCCGAACAAAAGAGCCGAAACGTTACAGCCCTTATCCAAAATGCACCTGTTTAGATCCAAATTATTGCAATACGTGGTGCAATGCAAAGCAGTTATTCAAACAGGATATGTGTACACACGATTTCCCTAAGGAAAAATTAATAATGATGACGGCAGGCACTTGCGAAAAAAGTATCTATCGCTGTTCAGAATGCAAAAAAACTTTATCAACTCAAACAGACTGCTAAAATGACTGAAGAAACAAGATTGAAAATTGCCAAAGTTTACGAATTGGTAAATCGCGGCGAAGCCGGTGAAAAAGAAGCCGCAAAACGCGCACTGGATCGTTTAATGAAACGCTACAATATTGATGATTCAGAGATCGAGCGGATCAAAGAAAAAACGTACAGCTTCAAATATTCTTTAGAGATCGACAAATCGCTTTTCTTAGAACTGTACGATTTCTTTTTCCCTGGAAAGGAATTTAAACCCTGGCTTTCCACATTCGGCTGCAGGGAAATTCAAATGAAGTTTGAATACTTGGATTATGTGCTGTTTTCTTGCGCTTTCGAGTACTTCAAGCAGCACATGAACAAAGAGTACAAAAAGATTGTTTTGCCGCAACTGAAGCGCTGCAGATCAGCCAAAACACGTAACGCCCGCCGCGCTGAATTACAGCAGCTATTCTTTGGCCGGTACATCATCGCATCAAAGCTTTACCGCCCTGAAGATCTGACAACGATTGACCTGTCAAAACTCACTCAAAAAGAGCTTGCAGATCGCGCAAAGATGCGAGGTATCGAAGGCGGCGAATACAAAACCCAATTATCAACCGGATTATATTTAGGCGATGGAAATTGAAATTAAACTTACACCAGATCAGATTGGATTTTTAGCAGCTTCTTTAAGCAAATTTGAAGATTCAAAAGAATTTCAAATGAAGCTGCTAAACAATCCAGACCGGATTTTAAAATCCCAGATCAGTATCATTTTAGACATAAAAGACATTTTCACTGAAAAGTTCAAAAGCATCAGTAAAAAGGTCAATCTTTTTGACACAAAGAAAAAGCACAAATTTACTTTCAAGTATCATGAAGCTTATGCAATTTGCGTGTACTTGACCGGACTGATAAACAATGAAACTGTTTCTGAAATTAGAGCTAACGCAATCACAATAAATCTTCTGTTAGATCAAAAATTATGAAACCAAAAATATACATATCAGGCAAAGTTTCTGGCCCATCCATTCCGACACAACAAAAGTTTTCCGCTATGCAAGTGTTGTTGGAAAAGAAGGGTTTTGAAGTCGTGAATCCTTACACACTGGTTCCGGCATCGATGGGATATTTGAGAGCGATGCGCGCAAAGCTTCGTGCGCTCGAAGATTGTCAGGCTATCTTCTTTTTGCCGGATTCTAAAGCGTCGCCGGAATCTAAATGGGAGTTAGAACACGCAATGCAATTAAATCTGGATCTGTACGCAGAATTAACCGATATAGAATAAACCGGATGCAACAATTAATAACAAGTTACACTGTAAAAGCGAGGCAAGCTGACAGTGTTTGGGTATTCCGGTACCATTTGTCCGGCGAAATCGAAAGCTTTCAAATCTTGTCAGGAATTTTGACTTTTAAGCAAACAAAGTGGCTTTTTTTTGAAGGTAATTTTCCGGCATTGGAATCGATGATTTTACAAAATTGGATTCCAAAAATGAAAGAAAATTTCGAGATCGTAAAAGCGGAGCCGATTTTAAATTTTGACACGCTTTGGGAACTGTACGCGCTCAAAAGGAAAAGGGAACTTTCGGAAAAAGCCTTCAATAAATTATCTGAAGGTGACAAAGTGAAATGTTTCCTGGCAATAAAACCGTACAACAAAGATCTTGCAAAAACTGGCCAGTCAAAAGCGCACCTGGTCACATGGATTAATCAAAAGCGCTATAACGATGAATATTAAAAATAAACGATATGAAAATTTACGTAGCAAGTTCATGGAGAAATGAACATCAACAATTGGTAGTCGCACTTTTGAGAGGTGCCGGACATGAAGTTTATGATTTTAAAAACCCACCTTCCAGAAGTGGTTTCGCGTGGAGTTCAATAGATGAACATTGGGAACTTTGGACTTTTGGGGAATACAAAGCCGCCTTAGAACATCCTTTAGCAATCGCCGGATTTGATTCTGATTTCGATGCAATGAAATGGGCGGATTGTTGTGTAATGGTTTTACCATGTGGCCGTAGCGCAAATACCGAAGCTGGTTGGATGAAAGGAATGGGAAAGGCGGTTTTCGTTTATCAGCCAGTACATCAGGAACCGGAATTGATGTATAAAATCTACGATGGGATTTTTGAAACCGTTGGCGAAATTAATACCCAAATCTGTTTGCTTGATGGAAAATAGGATTATAAATATAGGTTTTTCCAGCGCTGTAGAAGCGGGAGAAATGTTTCGAAGATTGGCTGAAGGAATGGGTTTAATGACGTTTACGGCGGCTGATCTATCTTGCGCCGCCGAAAATGCAAAAATTAACTTTGAAGATATTGCAAAAGCGCTCAATAAACTCAAAGTAAAACAGATCGAACCGCCGCGCAACGTAATTCCTGAAAGGTATTTAAGAGGTGCAAACAATTTCAAGAAATAGATTTTACGGTTTTCCGTAAATTAAGAAAAGAATATTTAATTAAATTCGCGCACATCATGATAAAATTTATAGATTTGACTGACAGGCTAAGAAACGGTGTTACTGCTTTCGCCTTTTTGGATATGAATAAGGATACTTTTAAAGTTTTTTCAGGCACTTCAGTTTGGCCAAATATTGAAAAGTTTGCTAAAGATTTTGAAGGGGATGATTTACAATGGTATATATCGTTAATTCCTCCGTTATTTCCAACTCTTATGCCGCCTGTTGGTTCCCCGTCTGAACTTGATAGAAGAATCATTGGCGCCGAAATTAAAATGTCGCTTCATGAAAAAGATATTTTCGCTATAAGGTCGATGATCTTTAAATTGCCAGTTAAAGAATTTGACATCGAAGAATTAAAACGGCAATTGCAAGCCGCTGAAGAGATAGAGGACTATGAACAATGTAAAATATTAATAGATAAAATAAACAATTTTAAACAATGAAAAAATTATTACTCGCAGCATTACTTTCAATCACTTTTTTAAGCTGCAACAATGATGATGATAATAACGCACCAGTGGTGCAACCAGAAGCCACGGTAAAATGTGATCAAACCGTTTTTCATTATGGTTTCGGAACAGATGGCGCGGGTCAGAATCCATATTATACAATTGATTACGGCGCGGATTCGTCACATCTAACAACGGTATTTGTCGATAAGCCAAATTATGATTTTTATGTTGAACGGTATAATGCCGGTAACAAATGTTGGATCGGCTTACAATAGTATGATAACTGTAAAAATAGACAGAGAAAGTATATCCAGAAATCCTAATGCCAACAAAACGCTAAGCCGTGTTGCAGGTTATTGGGAAGCACACTTTGTAGCTGAAGGTAAATTGCCGGATCACTTTGATTTTGAAAATGATGTTATAATCACAACGCAATATTTTGATGGTGTCCGAACCGAAGGAATAATTTCACGACCAGACACGGCTGATGAAATGTCATTGTTGCCAGGCGTGACAGTTAAACAAAAAAGACATTGGGAAACGATTTTCCACCAGCCTTTGCCGAAATATCTATATAGCTACATATATCCAAATCTGATCTGTGAAGTATGTAAATCGGAAGTGCCAGTCAATAAAATTGATCATGAGAATTTTGACGACGACGAATATTTTTACACATATACAGTGTGTCCCAATTGTAAGGCACATGATTCTTTTGAACCCTATGAATTCGAAAACATCAACACTGTAATGGAAAATGAAAAGCCCTCAATTTGAGGGCTTTTTTTATGCTAAAAAACTCACCTTGACACGTATATATGAAATATATATCTTTGGCACCATAACCCCATTTCATGTCGCTTCAAAAACAAGGTATTAGTTTGAATAAACTTCGCCGGTATCAATTGATATTGGAACTTTACCATAGGCATAAAACTGAAGATATTGCTGACGCGGTTGTATTAAGAAAATACATCTATCCGGTATATCCAATTTCCAGAACTACACTTTGGACGATACTCACAACGCCGGTAAACAAAGAATTGCGCGAACTTGAAACGCAGATCAATCAGCAGCAGCAATTGTTTTCTTAAACGTTGTTTAATCCAAGCGTATATGTAATCTGGTACTGCTGAATTCCATCATCCCTTTTAATCTTACGCATTCCGGTTCTTACGAATCCGCCGGTTGTTTCCGTTGGGGCAAATCCCTGCAGCGCTTCATGAACCATTTCCTTATAAGCGTGAATTGATCGGGATTTTTCCTTTTGTAATGCCGGGGCTTTTGCGCTCGAATTGGTCAGCTTCAGATCTGCAATCGTAAACGTAAAAATGCCGGTACCTTGCTGACGGTTTGCAGGGCATTCTTTTCGATCCCTGCCAATATCCGAATAATTTGCTGCAGATATATCGATAAGGATGCAGAACCATTTTACAGGCGGGTTCTGACCATAGTCGGATAGTTGCCCCCAATCTTCATCAATGTATTGTGCGGTCGTGTGGTGCGTTAAATGATTGATCGTTTTTTCTAAAATCTGTTCTTCAATACTCTGCTTCATCGCTTGAATTTTTTGATATATTCCTGGTTAAATAATTGCATGTGTTCATCGATAACGTCTTTCACTATCTTCGTTACTTGCGGATGTTCGCCAATGATCTGACGTTTTTCGATTTTGATTTTATGGCCAATTTTCATAAGCGCCAAAGCCTTCCATTGTTCAGCTTCTTTTGACAGCCGGACGTTCTTTTTCGTTTTGGCCATGCCTTTTGATTTCACGTTGAATAAGATCGCGCCTGCTGCTTTGTAATACATCGCCCAAAAAAATGACTTCATCTTTTGTGTCACCTCGATTTCACCGCCGCTGTTATGAATGGAAGCATACGGCAAAGAACTGCTGAAAAGTATTTGATTCGCCTGGACTGAATACCGGATCGAGCGCCGCAGGTTCCCGCTCCGGTTCATTACTGATCCGCGCGAATTTGCAAGCTTCGGTTCTATCCAGGCTTCATCGAAAAATGCACGGCGCTCAAAGTTCCGGTCGAAAGCTTCGTGCAGTTCAATGGCCACATCTTGTGTAATATTGTTTTCTAAGTCCTTTATGGTCATTGTATTTAAAGATTTTATATCTTTGCGAAATGAGCAATGATAAATTTTTCTATAATGGCCATGATTTAAGATCTGTCACAGTTTTTGATTTAACTGATGATAAAGTCTTTTTGAGCCGTTTTTTATCGCCTGCACTTGGTATAAATACCAAAGAAGATTTCTTAGCAATGGGAGAAAATACACCTTTAAGCAGGGCGTTTTCAATGTTAGATTTTGCTGAAGAAAAGAACATTCCTGAACTCACTGAAAAATTAAAATCCATTTATAAAAATGAATTGGAATTATTTTTTAACGAGTAAACTTTTATTCCTGCTTAACAAATCCAAATACATTTCTTCCGGTATTGATTCATCCTTCGCATAGTTGATTAATGTTTCAATGGTTGCGTCTTTTATCTTGAATGCTGAATTCTTTGTGACCGCTTTTACAAGACCTTCCATTTGATTATTATAATCGCCACTGATCAGATGATCTTTCACAGATTCTAAAACTTTAGTTTTATGAGCATTTGACCATTCGACAAGTTGATCATACTTTCGCACCATTTTGTTGTAACCAGTGCTTTTTCTATCATTTACCAAATTTTCATTTTGAAGTTCACCACCCAATTTTTTCATGAATTCAGGAAGTGTTTTTCGGCTAACGAATTCGTTGGCCAATTCCATTGTTTTAGTTTGGGAAATCGACAATCTTGTGTTTCCAGGCTTGTTTGCATTGTGCCACATTTCATGATGCATAGTTGAAATCGCATCTTCCTGGGCAAAGGTTGTTTTGTTACCGGATCTGATATTGTTTAAAGCTTCTTTAACAAGCGTAATTCTATCACTTTTCAGATAGATGTCGCCGCGCAACGTTGTATAGCCGTTCACACCACGTTTGTTAGTGGCTTTCGTAAATTGATAACCACGCACAAAATATTCTGGATTTGCTGTAGCAAAGTCACCCATAACCCTGCTTACATCCGCACCGGTTTTAAGTTGTTTTCCAATCTTAAAGCCGGTTTCTTCTTTGACCAGGGCTTTGACCTTTTGCGCACCGGCTACTTTGTTATAAGGATGCTTTGGCGGGAAAACAGCCTTTTGCATTCCTGGATTAAACCTGAAAATTTCAAGCTTGTTTTTTCCATCTTTCCCGATCTGACTTGTAGCAGCTTCGCCATGTGCTATAGATTTTGCGCTGTCGCTTTCAGGATATTTCCCTTTACGAACCTGTATTGCGTTGCACCTGCAGCGCCAACCATTGGGCGGATAATATGAGATCCAAAACGCGTCATCTGAAGGCAAAGTAATATCAGCAAGCGCCTGATGACTTACGCGCACATGGTTATCTTTGGCCGTGCGATACTGCAGATAATAATTCGGAAGGACTTCAGCCCATTTTCCGGCCATTTGCCACGATGTAATTGCAAACTGATATTCGGATTCCAGATACAGTTGATTGTAACCGCTTTTGATTTTCTCGATGTCGTGTGAAAACGCGGCGAACGATTTGACTTTGTTGTCTTCAGTTAAAAGAAGCTGCGACGCTTCCAAAATTTGGGCGTTGGTTTTCAGCGCTGAAAATAAGAACGTGTCTTCTTTCAGGCTTTTCAGCATTTCATCTGGGATTTTGTTGTCTTCGATAGCACTATTAAAAATTGCGCTGGTACCGTTAATCAGATCTTTGTACTCTTTGACTTTGAAAAGATCTTCAGGCTTATAACTGCCATTTTCATGCAGCTTTTTAAACGCCTTTTCAGCGGCGTTTAAAAGCTGTTTAAAATCCTTTTTGGCGGCCAGGTGAATTTGTGCCGGTTGTGTTTTACAATCGTGACAATCGCAATCGTATAGAAAGCTAAGGCGCTGATGAAACGCCCCAAAGTAATTTTTAAAACCTTTGGGGCTTATACGAAAAAACCGTCACCAAAATTTAACGATAGATTGGATCCTGCAAGCGCTTCGGTTTTCTTAGCGCCCAAAATTTTCACGCCAAAAGTATCATTAACCCAAACCGGATCAACTTCAAAATTTGCTGCAGCTTCAGTTGTCATTTTCCAAAGCTGTTCCAGATCTGTAGCTTCAGGATATGTGAAAACACAATCGCCAGAAATCACACCGATTCGCAAAAGTGCCGGAATGATCGTACTGTTCCAATATTGTTCAATCAATGACATATCAGCATCAACCAACGCCTGCAAAGTTTCCTGCATTGCCGCTTCTTTTGATCTGGAACCGTTCTTTGTATCTTGTCCCATTACAGCGCCGGAAAACAACATAGAAATTTCGTTGTTACAAAATGTCATGAGGTTTTTATATACATCTCCGTTTGCGTTTGACGCTTCCGCCCACTCAAACTTTTCGTTTTCATCGATAATAAACCAAGCTGCAGCGCCCATGTCCTTCATCATTCTTTCAGCACGGCGCAACATCGCCGCATTACCGGTATCAGTTTTCATTACACGCGGCGGAATCCCTGCAATTTCGCAAAGTTCCGACCAACACGATTGCGCAAACCGTTTAAAAAGCACGTGCGGAACCGCGTTATTTAAAAGTCCTAAATCCTTTTTATCGCCAAATTCTAAAAGCCAGGTTCCGAATTCCGGCATTAAACGGTAAGCGGTTGATTTATCGCCGTTGTAGTCTGGATAAAAAAGACCGTCGCGCGGTTCCACGTTTTGACGTGGAATCAGATCTGCATTTAAGTCTGCAGTTTCGCCTTCACCGATCCAGGACAATTCGACCAAAGAATGACCGTGTGTGATTGATCCTAAAATGGCTTTATTAATATCATTTACCCATTTTTTATCCTGAAGCAAATTTGTAAGTTCTTCATTCTTTTTTCCGGCTTTGTCCTGAATAATAAAATTTTCAGACAACGACTTTAAAAAGCGATTTTTTACCTGCGATGTTACAAGGGCATCAATCGAAATTTCATCATACAAATTATACAACAAAAAGCGTTTTGGTTTCTCTGCTTTTCTGGCATTTGTGAGCGCCGCATTCCAGGACGCAACATCTTGACGAACGCGTGAAATTGACTTTTCCAAAATCTGGTTGATCAACTTCATATCGAGTGCGCCTTTTGCCGCCGGTTTGGCCGCTGCAGGTTTTGTGGTTTTTGCGGCTAAAGTTGCCTTTGCTGCTACAGGTTTTTTAGTAGGTGCCATAAATTATATATCGTGTGTAAATTTGGTGCGTGATCCATATCCGAAAGTGTCAGTTTCGGATTCATCGGTATCAATTGAAATGATTGGCAGATCCGGTAGGTTTACGGTTCCTTTAGCCAATTTTGTTAGCCACGCGGTCGCGCGGTCGTAACGTTCTTTTGCCTGTTCTGCAATAATGTCAGCATTGCATAATTCTACAATGTACCATTTGGCAACAGTGGCCGTGTGCGTAACAATCAAGGCATTTCGTGCAGAACCTTCAGCGGCAAATATTGCGGCCACATCATAGAGCGATGTTCCGGCCAAATAGCCGCCAACTTCCTGAATGGCCGCATTGATTGCCTGTAAAACAAGATCATCGTTTCCTTCAGTGATTTGGTCAATTTGGTAGCCATACATGGCACTTCCTAAATCTTCTTTTTGTAAAAACATAACTAATTAATTGTGGGGTAAGTTTCTGGATAATCCCTTCTAAGAATGCGCATTCCTATAATTTTCTGCAATTCATGAATACCATTTACCCAGTCATTTATGTCTGATGGGTGCGTCATTTCTAGCACAACAAAAGCATTGTGAGCATCGGTTAAAAGTTTGGTTATTCTCGCTTCTTCTTCATTCATAACTGCTAAAATCTTCTACTATTAATTGATCCGAAAGCATAGCCGCCTTCCATTTGTAAAGTCTTATTTTCAAGCATCCATGTACCGCCTTCGAGCATATCGGGGCCGTCCATCATTTTAGCGTTTACAGCTACTCCCAACATTTGTTCTTCCATCACTTTCATGTCAGGATCATTCTTTTCATCGATGTTGAAAATGAGATTTCCAAGCCTGTTCTTTGGTTCCAGATTTCCTTCAATCCGGTCGAACTTGTCGCCTTTTTTCCGTTTGTCGGGCGTAACCGGCAAGTATAGATCTTGCGCTTTTCCTTGTGCTTTGATTTCGGGCATGATTACTTGTTCGTAGTGCGGATCCTGCAGTGAATTGTTTTCAATTGCCACACGTTTAACATCGACACCGTGCAGTTCCATGTACTTGTAAGCCTGAAATAAGAAACTTACAAAAGTTGAATTGTTGGTTTGTCGCAACCAGACTTTATACAGATAGTACTTGGTGCCTTTCCGGCCAATCACACCTACAGATTTGTAAGAAGCTTGTTTGTTTACACCTCGATCTTTATTTGATGTTGATGGATCGGCATAAGCGATTACAGCATCGCAAGATTTCAGCGGCGGGCATTTATCGAATTTTAGTGTTTTGAAAACATCACCACTGCTTACAGGATTATTGAAGTATTCCTTTTGTTGTGCTGACCAGGATATTTTGGAAAGCGCCCGATCAATTAAAGCTTCAGTATTTTTTGCAGGCCATGTGGAAACGCCGTTTTTGTCGCGAATGTTAATGATTTCATGTTCATCGGCAACTTTAGCGAGTTCGGTAACACAACAATATTTGGCAATGATGTTGCCATTGACCATAAATAAAAGCGGGTTTGAAATTGATCTGGTACCGTAAAGGGCTTCTTCAATCCATTTCACTTTTTCTTTTATTCTCGATGGGTTACGGCATTCTTCATCGGTATCAATATCATCAATTATTATAGCGTCCGGACGTACTTCATCCTTGCGGGTTCCACGCGGACTTTGACCGGCTCCTAACGCCCTGAACGAAACGCCTTTTTTGGTTACAAATTCGCCTGCTTCCCAATTTCCTATCGTTTCCTGGTCGCCATAATCTGTAATGATCCTGTTGTTTACTTCCAGAATTACTTTGTATGGCAATAAAAACCTTACCGCATTATCGTAAGTGCTTGACACCATTAGGATGTTTTTCTTTTTTCCGGTCATAACCAGATAAAGAACTTCCATCATCGTTCGGCCCGTTTTTGAAAGTTCACGTGACCAGGAACGCACGGCATACCATTCAGGATTGTTTAAGATCCGTCGCGTGGCTCTGATGTGAAAAGGTGCCGGTTCCGAAGTATAAAAATTCGGGAAGTAATATTTAAACCAGGCTTCAGGATCTTTTTCAAGTTTTGCAATTCTGTTTTGCCTATCGACAACAGTTTCGTTAAGATCAATTGGCGTTGCCTTTCGGGTGTTGTCCCGAAATTTCTGCCATTCCTCAAAATACTTTTTATCTTCTGCTGTAGCCATTACTTCATTTTTGCAGTTATGAATACATCGAAAAGGTTTGTGATCTGTTTGGCAAGTTCTAAGTTTTGAGGCCGCACAAATTCAATGAAGTTTCTGGCCACTTCTACAGTATCGCCAACTGAAGTTTCAGTTTCTAATTTTTTGATTGCATTTGTAAGCTTGATGATCACATCGGCTTCTTTGCTCGTTGCGAATTTGCCGCGTTGAACGAGTAAATCGAAAGGTTCGATTTTTTCATCTGGTTTGATTGGATCCGGCCTTTGTGAGATAGTTAAGTTCAGGCACTCCAACTGATCATATAGAAATGTCAATTGGTTTTGTTTTGTCGTAAGCAACGATTTTTTAAGAGTGTCCCATTTACCTTCTTTGATCCATTTGGTTAGTGTCTTTTCGGTAACTGAGATTCTTTCCGCAATTTCTTTTTGAGTTATGCCGCCACTTAAATACAGTGATTTCGCAAACTCCATTTCCTGCTTTTTTCGTAGCGCCATAATCTATCTTTTGAAGCAAAATTGATAAAGTAAAGCGCTGTGAAAAAAGAAGTGTTCAGTTGCTTAACAACTTGGTTAAGTCAACAAACACAACTGTTTAAGGATTGAACAGTTTTTTTTTTGATGCATTTTTCCGGCTAATCTTTGCCGCCGAATCCACATGGATATAACCCCTTTTTGCTATGCCCAAACCAAAATCATTTGTTTTTAACGATCAGAACCAAACCAACAGCTACGGCTTCCGGATCATAACGAACGGAATCAGTCTAAAGCGATTTTCAAAAAATCCTATGATGTTGAATGACCACTGGAACAGCACTAAAAGTGTGTTGGGAAAATGGGAGAACTGGCGCGAAGACAAAGATTTGTTATTAGGCGATCCAATCTTTGATACTGAAGATCCTGATGCTGCAAAAGTATCAGGTCAAGTCGAACGGGAATTTATCAATTCCTGTTCGATGGGTATCACTTTTAAGCGCGAAGATTTAAAGATCATCGGTGAAGAACTGATCATGACAAAATGTGAGTTGTACGAAGTTTCAATCGTAGCAGTTCCATCAAACGCCAATTCGATCAGGCTTTATGCAGACAACGGCGAAGTAATGAAAGATGAAGATGTAAAAAATCTTTGCTTGTCGCTCCAATCCGGACCAGGAACAACCTTCGATGATGAAACTACACCAGTCGAAGAAGAAACCCAAACCTTAGAGTTAAACAATCCTATTAATATGAAGAAAATCACTTTATCAGTGGCCGTTCTGGCCGCATTGTCATTCGACACGAAAACGCCTGAACAGGATGTTGAAGAAGTTGAAAAAAGAGTTCTGGCGTTACAGGCCGAAAACACGAAGCTGCTTGCGGCAAAACTGGCGCACGAAACTGCTGCTGAAAATGCTGCCGAATTGTCAATTAAAACGCAAGTTGATCTGGCCATTAAAGCCGGTAAAATTTCGGCAGAAAAAAGGGCTGATTTTGAAAAGCTTGGAAAACAAGATCTGTCGCTTTTGACCTCGACTTTAGAAGGAATTCCGGCAAAAGTGTCTTTGAGTGCTGAAACGGTTCTTGCAGGTGATGCGACAATGACAAAAGAAAGTTTCCAAACACTTTCAATTGATGCGCAATTAGCCTTCAGAAACACAAGCCCTGAAGCGTACAAAAAATTATTCACTAAATAAAAAAAGCCCATGCCTGCTAATTTCCCAGATGTTTGGTTAGATCGCGTCATTGAAAACATTGACAATGCAGATGTAGCCCCTTGGTTAGACAATATCACTGAACTTGATGCTGACATTACAGTTTTCGGTGAAGGATCTGCTAACGAAACAAATGTTATTCATGTTGCATCAACTGACTTTGAAGTTGACGTTTTGATTAACAACAATACTTACCCAATTCCAGTACAGGAATATGCTGACGGTACATTGAGTTTTTCCCTGGACAAACTTCAAACGAAAGTCGTGACTGTTTCCGATGATCAGGTTATCGGTGCGTCGTACGACAAAATTGACACCGTAACCAAAAAAGGCACTAAGGCGATTACAAGTGCTAAATATGCTAAAGCGCTCCATTCAATTGCGCCTGCATCGCACACAGCCAATACGCCGGTACTTGTTGCTACAGGCGGTCCTGATGGGTTGCAAGATTCGACAGGTCGTAAAAGACTGACGTACGAAGACCTTGTTGAATTTGCACGCTTGTGCAGAATTGCAGGATTTGTTGAAGGCGAAATGCGTCTGGTACCAAACAGCAATCACTACGCGGATTTGGCATTGGACAGAAAGAATTTTGGAAACCTTATTTCAAATCACGTGAAAGGAACACCCGCGCCGGTTGTTGCAGGATTTGAAATTTACCCGCCGTACAAAACGGCACCAAAATACACTTCTGCAAATGTGAAAAAAGCATACGGCGCTATCGCTGCTGCAGGTGACAAAGATGGAACTGTAGCATTTTCGCCAGAAGGAATTGCAAAGAAAACAGGCCTTACAAAACAGTATTTCCAACCTGCTGCAACAAACCCGCACGGTCAAACAAACGATTTGGCTTACCGCCATTATTTCCTTTGTGTGCCTTTCCGCGCAAGGTTAGTCGGAGCGATCCTTTAGTATTAAATCAATGGCTGCTGCAGATCTGCAGCAGCCATTCCTTAAACAGAAATTTCAGTGAACGAATATCTAATCAATGCGATTCTGCCATTACTGGTCGGTGTCGGTACCTGGTTCGCAGCCAGACGTAAAAATCTTGCAGAAGTCACTTCAAACGAACTGGATAACGCAACAAAGGCCGTGAAGTATTACCGCGAAATGCTTGATGATATGGCACTCAGATATAAAGAAGTTGTCAAAGAACTTGACGATTTAAAGGATCACATGAAGCGATCTGACGAACAACTTCAGCACATGATGCAGGAAAATCGCGAGTTAGTTGACGAACTCAAAAAATACAAACAGTTGAACGGAAAAACAGAAACAACAGCATGACACTACCATTAATAGCCCTGAACCACGCCCAAAGCCAAAACGGCGTTCAGGAAATCCCGAAAAATACAAACAGCGGGCAAGCGGTTGAAAAATACCTTCTATCAGTGGGACTTGGAAAGGGCTATGCGTGGTGCATGGCATTTGTTTACTGGTGCGTGTCAATGGCCTGTAAAGATTTAAAGATCGAAAACCCGCTAAAGAGAACCGCCGGTGTTCTTGATATGTGGAACAGCAAACCGGAACTACGAGTAGTCGGATGTCCAAAGCCAGGCGATATTTTCATAATGGATTTTGGAAATGGCACCGGACACGCGGGATTTGTCATAGCTGTAATGCCTGGCAACATATTGAAAACCATCGAAGGCAATACCAACGATGAAGGTAGCCGCGAAGGTTACGAAGTGTGCATACGACACGATAGGAAGGTGTCGCAAATGAAAGGATTCCTAAGATTAAAAACCAATTAAAAACCTTTTAAAAATACATAATGAAACAATATTCTGCATTTCTGACTTTAGTTTTTGTTTTAGTTTTTGGTGGAGCGCTGCTCTGCACTTCATGCAAGAGCAGCAGCGTTCCGATCCAGGAAACAACAGAAACAACAAATCTGTTAAAGATCACTGAAAAAGAACACGATTCGCTTTTCAAGATCCCTGCTGATCAATCCCAATATTCAGCAACAGTTAAAATAGTTGACGGCAAGCCGGTTCTGGTAGAACCCAAAGTAATCAAGTCGCAAAACGGTTCATTGAATCCGCCAAAGGTCAATCTAAAAGACAATCAGTTAACATGCGATTGTGATTTAAAAGAACAGGAATTACACGCTAAATGGAAATCCGAAAACCGACAGGAATCAATTACGGTTGTAAAGAAAGTGCCTGTTTTAGTTCCCAGGGATTTAAGCTTCTGGCAGGAACTACAGATTTGGGCGGGTCGGATCTTGTTTTTCCTTCTGATCCTGTTCATCATTGGCCGCTACATCAAATCATTTAATCCCCTCAAATAATGAACAAAATCGATCCAATTTTTGAAGCCAATCCAACACTGGAAAGCTATCACAAAACTTCAGACGGACAATGTTTTTACCAACCATCTGACGCGAAAAACCACGCTGTTTCTTTAAAGAACAAAACGGTTACAGAAGTAAAAAACATCAACCAGATCGAAGTGGTCGATGCTGAAGTATTGGATGCAGAATCTGCTGAAGATCTCGGAAGCGCTACCGAAGAAACTGGCCAACCTGAAGGCGATGCCGGAACAGATTCAGAAGATCAGAAAGGATCTGAAGATTCAGGTTCTGACGAAACCGGACAAGATGCCGGACAAGATGCCGGACAAGTTGAAGACTTTGTTTTGAATGCTTTGACAAATGCCGTGAAATCTGCAGATGAAACTGCAGAAGCTTTGAATTCTGGAATTCAGAATCAAATGGCAAAAGACGAAGGCAAAGATCTGGCTGCAGAAAAGAGAGCAGCTACAGCCAAAAAAGCTGCTGCAACAAAATTGGCAAATGCTGCCAAAGCTGCCAAAGCCGCCAAAGCGGCCAAAGCTGCAGAAGCGAAAACTGCTGCAGTAAAAGATCCTGCAACAACCGAAACTGAAACCACTAAAACAGCGGAATAATGTATCCAAACATTGACATTGAATTTGAAAACGGCAATCTCGCACAGGTTGTCGATACGCCAGACGGCGTTGGCGGCTTGCTTGCCAGTGCCGTTGCTGTAGCCGACAAGTTTGCTTTAAATACCGCTTACATGGTAAAAAGCATGGTCGATGTCGCTGCACTTGGAATTCTGCCAGATGTAAACAATTACAGGCTTTACAAAACTTTAAAAGAGTTTTATGCTGAAGCTGGCGAAGGTACCGAACTATGGTTGATGGGATTTGCAAAAACCCAAAAGGTCAGCGATTGGTTCACAAGTGATCCAGGAACCGGCAAAGCGCCTGCAGAAAAACTTTTGGATGCTGCAAACGGAAAACTGAATTTCATCATGACTTCATTTTCGCCAACCGGTGACTATGTTGTGACTTTGGAAACCGGAATTGATTCTGATGTTTTCGTAGCTGCAAACCTTGCACAATTGCTTGCGGAAAACTACACCAAAAAGTATTACGCGCCATTGTTTGCCATAATCGAAGCTTATGCTTTTAACGGAAACAAAGTAGTTCTTTCGGATCTGCTACAGCGCGACTGGAACCGTGTCATGATCATGATCGGAGATTCGGAAAAACGAACTGGTGTACCTGTAAGTAACGGCGCTGCAGTTGGAATAGTTGGCGGTCGATTCGCAAAGATCCAAGTTCATCAGAATATTGGAAGATTGCTTGACGGCCCGACAGCAAACCTGAAAGCTTATATCGTTGATACGCCTGCAGAACTTTACGACTTTGGAGCGTTGAACGATAAAGGTTATGTGACTTTCAGGAATCACGTTAGGAAGTCGGGTTACTATTTTGTAGATGATCATTTGGCATGTCCAATCGCTGACGATTATCACATGGCGGCCAGAAGGCGTGTAATTGATAAAGCGTACCGATTGGGTTACGATGCATTGCTTCCCTTTTTGCTTGATTCTAACAACGTACTGCCAAACGGTACGATTGATCCGATTTACGCAAGCACCATCGAAAATGCAGTTGAAACTTTGATTTTTCAACAGATGTCAGCTAATGACGAACTATCATACAATCCGAAAAATGCAAAAGATCGGGGCGTAATCTTCAGGCTCGATTTAACCCACAACGTTACATCGACTTCAAAAATCAAAATCCGCCAATTTCAGGTTGCGTCGAAAGGCTATAACAAGTTTTTCCAAGTACCGCTTGGCTTTGTACCTGTAACCTCAAACACCAATTAATAATGTTCGATTCAAGACAATACGAATGGGCTGATATTACAATTATCATCGGCGGACGCGACATCGTTACAATACGCGGTGTAAAATGGACGCGAAAAATTGAACGCGAATCTGTTTACGGCAAAGGTCGTTATGCACATTCAATCCAAACCGGAAACGAAAGCAACGAAGGCGAATTCACAATGTTGCAATCTGATTTCGATGCTATCGAACTCGCTGCAGGCGGTGACATCTTATCCGCAAACGTGGACTGTTTGATCGTGTTCGGCGATCCTTTGAACGGCGATAAAATGACAACACACCGTGTTATCGGCGCTCGTTTCACCGAAGATGCTCTGGAAATGAAACAAGGCGACAAGTTCGCTGAAGTTAAGCTTCCCTGGATTGCGAGACGCATTCAAAAGAACGTCACTTAAAATAGAAATTTTCAATCATGCAAAATCCCTTCCGATCTGGGAAGGGATTTTTTTTAAAACCCAAATCCTAAAATAACGATGGAAACTCAAAAAACCAAAAAGAACAAAAAGAAAAAAAACAAAGCAATAAAAAGTGTGATCGCACACCCACTTGCTGCAGAAGTGCAGGCAATTGAAAACAAAAAACTGGAAGTGATCAAAACTGGTCACACTGTTAGCCAGGAACAGATCGATGCCTGGAAAGCCGAACACGGCGAAGTATTCAGAATCGCGGTTGATGAACACACCGCTTATTTGAAAAAGCCAGGAAGAAAAGCAATTGGTTACGCTTCATCTATCGGTACCAAAGATCCGATGAAGTTTAACGAAATCATCTTAAAAGCCTGTTGGCTTGCCGGTGACGAAAAGCTGCAATCTGATGATGATTTGTTCCTGGCATGCGGATCTAAACTGGCAGATCTGATTGTGATCAAACAGGCCACTTTGGAAAAGCTTTAGAGACTGCCGAAGTACGTCCGGAAGAATTCATCAGAATCAGCAACGCCCAACTGCAATACTACATGCACATTCCGGATCCCGACAGTCTATCCGATCAGGATTGGGCAATGAGAATTAAGGAACTCGAATACATCCGCAAATTAGAAAAAGGAAAATAACAAATGGATAATGTCTTTAACTACATATTTAAAATTCAATCCGATGCGGCCAGAATAACCGCCGGAATGGATAAGCTTGATGCGACAATGCACAAGGTCGAAAAGAGCGCCGTAGTTATGGATAAGTCGTTTATGAAAGCCTTTGCCAACATAAACAAAGGGATTCAAACCATTAAGCTTTCGTCAATACTTGATCAGGTTGATCGTGTCGCTAATGGTTTGAATACTTTGAATAAGCCTGGAATGGATCTTAGCACATCAATGTATGATCTGTCGGCAATGACTGGCGTTGCGGGTGACAAATTAAAAGAGATCGAGGGCTATGCCAGAAAATCAGCTGTAACGTTTGGCGGATCTGCTGCAGACGGTGCCGAATCATTTAAGCTTATCCTGGGACAACTTACACCCGAAATTGCAAAGGTACCTTCAGCGCTCGATGCGATGGGCAAATCTGTCGCTGTTACAAGCAAGCTTATGGGCGGCGACCAGGTCGCAGCAACCGAGGTTCTGACAACGGCAATGAACCAATATCAGGTTTCTTTAGCTGATCCGATCCAGGCCAGTAAAGAAATGGCATCGATGATGAATGTAATGGCTGCTGCTGCAGGTGAAGGATCTGCAGAACTCCCAAACATTAAAGGCGCATTAGAGCAATGCGGAATGGCCGCAAAAGGCGCAAATGTCAATTTCGCGCAAACCAACGCGGCAATTCAGGTTTTAGACAAAGCCGGTAAAAAAGGATCTGAAGGCGGTGTCGCATTGAGAAATACTTTGGCAAAATTATCTGAAGGCCGTTTCCTTCCGAAAGATGTTCAAAAAGAACTTAGATCTGCAGGTGTCGATATTGGTAAACTTGGTGATAAGTCACTTTCATTAACAGATCGCTTACGGCCATTGCGCCGGATTATGAATGACAGCGCACTTGTGACAAAGCTATTTGGTACTGAAAATAACAACGCTGCAATTGCACTGATTGCCGGAATTGAAGAACAGGATCGTTTAACAAAAGCGATCACTGGAACCAATACGGCCTACGAACAGGCGGCTATCATTATGGAAAGTCCGGCGGAAAAAAACAAACGCCTTCAGGCTCAAATCGATGATTTCAAGATCTCGATGTTTAACGCTACAGATGGTCTTATGGGTTACGCTTCAGTATTGGGTGACACCGCAAGGGATGTTTCTAATTTAATACCGGCATTTACACTTGCAGGCGATGCGATTTCATTCCTTACGAGCCGCCAGAAGCTTCATGAATTTTGGACAAACGTTGTATCGAAATCTACTAAAATATGGGCGGGAGCGCAAGCGATTTTTAACGCTGTTATGGCAATGAACCCTATCATTTTAATCACGTTGGCCATTATTGCGCTTATCGCCGTTATCGCGTGGGTTGTTTCATCTACTGAAGGTTGGGGCGAAGCTTGGAAGCACACGGTCAATGGTGCGAAACTCCTGTTTTTAGCGTGGGTTGAAGGATTGAAGTTTCAATGGAACACAGTTGTAAATGCAATTATGATCGGGATCAATTACATCAAAGAAGGTTGGTACAAATTTAAGGAAACGATGGGCTTAGGCGATAGTTCCGAAAATCTTAAAATGATCAGCCAGATTCATGCAGATACTGAAGCCAGGAAAAAAGCCATCGTTGACGGCGCAAAGAAGGTCGCTGATTTAGCAATCAAATCGAAAGATGAATTTGCATTAGCAGGCCAATCGGTTCACTGGAAAAAAGCTGCAGAAAAAACCGATGGCATTGCAGATCCAACAACACCAGGAACCGCAAAAAGTGCCGGTGCAAATCCTGCTGCAGCTTCAGATAAAAAAGCCAAAACGAATGAAGCAATTGCGACTGGCGGAACCAAACACAATTACATCACGATCAATCTGAAAGATCTTATTGGCGTATTGAACATTTACGCTAAGGATTTTAAAGAAGGAACTGATCAAATGAGCAACATGACACAGGATGCGCTTTTAAGGCTTCTGGCAATGTCAACAACAGCAGGAAGCTAACATGAACAATACTGACCTTTTATTTGCATCGCTTTTGGGAAACAATGTTGTAAAACAGGTTCCAAAGTTTAAGCTAATCCAGAACGAAATCGGAAAACACGTTTTGCCGGTTTTGCCTTTTCCATTGTGGGAAAACCAATCGGAAATCGATTCGACAGAATTTGAAACTATTCCTGGTTCCTACACTGCTGACATGCCAAACCTGCAGGAACAATTTTTCCCATTTTCTTTATCTATCGATAACGGCGCTACTTATTTCACTTTGCCATACGAACCAATGATCAGTATTTCTGGCCACAATAACATCGTAAAGCGAAATGTAGCCAAATGGCATGCTGAAGGATCTGAACAGCTTTTCGGAACGATAAAAGAACGATGGTCACAAGATGATTACAGCATCACGATCACTGGTGCGCTGTTTGGTTCGATCTTAACCGGCGCTGTCGAAGATTGTTTTCCTGTTGAAGATTTCAGGAAGCTTAATGCGGTTTTGAAGCATTCAAAAGAAGTGCGTGTGAATTGTGCGCCGCTTGAATTGCTTGGAATAACAAAAATTGTTGTTGAAGATTTCAGTTTTCCGTTTACGAAAGGCGAGAACGTGCAAGCTTACGAAGTCAAAGTAATTTCCGATTCAAGTTACAACCTTTTAATAAAATTGTAATGTACGACATGAATTGGGACATCCGGTTTGATAATGCCGGAAAGAAATTTCGTTTGGGTTTGTTGGCAAGTCTGAAAATTAATTGTTCTGTTGACAACCTTGCCGATGTTGCCGAAATTACATTGCCTGAAGCTGTAATGAACCAAGTTCTAAGTTTGGAAGCAAGTATTCCGCGCGGAACTTCATTAATAATCAAGCTTGGTTATGATGGCCAACTCGAAAAAGAGTTTGAAGGTTTTATCCAGGACATTACAACCAATGACAGCACACTGAAAATTTTATGCGAAGATGCCTTGTTCTTGTTCCGTAAAAGTGTGAAAGATCTGGAATTGAAGCCAACGTCGATAAAAGCCATTGCGCAATATTTAGTCAACCAAATCGATCCAAGTTTCAAAGTAAGCTGCGATTATAACATCTCGTACGAAAAGTTCACAATTCACCAGGCTACCGGTTACGATGTTCTGAAAAAGCTGCAGGAAGAAACAAAGGCCAATATTTATTTTGATACGTCAAATAAGATCCTGCACATTCACCCGCCATACATCGAGAAAGGTGCCGATGTGGTTTACTCGATGCACCGGAACATTGAAAAATCGTCACTTGAATACAAACGAGCCATTGATAAAAAAGTTGAAGTCACGATTGAAAGCACGAATATTAAAGGCAAGGTTACAAGCATCAAACGCGGAACAACCGGCGGCGATTCAATCACATTAAAAGTCGGCCCGATGACAGCCGCGGCAATGGAAGAAATCGCCGCTGCAGCTTTAAGAAAAAACAACTTCGACGGTTTCGCCGGCACATTTGACGGTTGGTTGGTTCCTTTCGTTCGTCCTGGCGATTCAGCGCATTACATCGATCTGGATTATCCGCACAAAAAGGGAACTTATTATGTTGTTGGAGTGGAAACAACCTTTGACGAATCGGGCGGGAAAAGAACAATTACACCAGGAATAAAATTAGGATAATGAGTAAAGCTTCAGAAATAAAAGCCGCAATAAAAGCGATTGTCGATGCAGATCCTAACTATCCTATGAATGTGGTTGTACAATCTATCGAAGGCGAAACCTGCACTGTAAAATTTGCTTCAGGGTTTATCACATCAGATGTTCGATTAAACGCAACTGTAACCGATGGTGAAGATTATCTGCTTTTAACGCCGCTCGAAGGATCTGATGTGACGATTTTAAGTATCGACGGCACGTTAAGCAATCTGGTTGTAATAAAAATTGATCAGCTTAAAAAGTTTGAGTTTTTCCAGTCCGGTTTAAAAGTAGCATTCGATAGTGAAGATAAGAAAGTTCAGATAAAAAATGAAGCTGTCAATCTAAAAGATCTGTTTTCCGGATTTGCAGACATTATCAAAATTTTAAAAGTTGGCGTGTTGGCTCCCAACGCACCAAGTAGTACTGTTACACCCGATGTATTGACTGCAGTCGAACAACTTGAAGCTAAAATTAATCAGCTTTTAAAATGATTTTAAACGATGAAAAATAGAGCTATCCAATATAACGACAGGAACGATTCAGGCGAAGTTCTGGATTTGAAAATACAACCGGTTCGCGGATCTGATGGAAAGATCATTTCCGGCATTGTGATCGGGAACACGCTCGAACAAAATAAGGCTTTGATCCTGATTGCGCACCAAGGCGATTTTAAGTTTAATCCCGATTTGGGTGTAGGATTAGAAGATATTTTATTAAGCGAGGAATATTTAACCTACAGGCACCTGATCCGAGAACACATGGCCAAAGATGGCCTGAAAGTGGAATCGTTGGATTTTTACCAAAACAAACCTTTCAAATTGATTGCAAGTTATGACTGATAAAAACATCGTGTACCAGGGACAAAGCTTTTTTGATAAAGTGATCGAATGCACCGGCGATGTTGAAAACGCCTTCGCAATGGCATTATTGAACGGTATAAATGTGACAGATCATTTGGAAATCGGCCAGGTTCTAAAATCACCTGCAGTAACAAAAAACCAAATTGTAAACATTTTTAATACAAAGAACCGACCGGCAAGTGCCCTGTCTGTACTAACGCCAGAACCGGAACCAGAACCAGAACTAACAGCTTATGAATTCCCAGGCGAATTCCCTTATTCTTTTTAAAAATGGCAAGAAGTAGAATAGACATTAAACACGAAATAACTGCAGCATTCATTGCTGATCGGGTTATAATCGAACAGTATCAATTAACGCCTGGAAAAACCTTTGAAGAAGAATTTTCATTGACATCATTTGAAAACACTTTTTTCGATGCGCTATCATTTTCATACATGCTTCATGAACAGATAGTAGAAGCAAACGCGCAAAATTCCAGGCCACAAAATTTGCCAAACCTGAAGCTTGCAGTTCTGAATTATCATGATGGTTTGGAACTCGTTTGGAAAGACGGCCAGTTTCAATATGATCTGACAAATATCGCTGATGCAGAAGAAAGGAAAATTATTGACAGATGTTCGATTTTAGAGAGTGACGATGGCGAATTGGTTATCAAAATTGCAACAGATAATAACGGAAGTTTAGAACCTGTTAATGCAGCGCAAGAATTGCGAATAAAGGCATATCTGCAAAACATCAAAGTGCCAGGCGTACGTATCCGCTTGATCAATATGGAAGCTGATCTTATAGAAACTAATCTGACTGTATATGTGGATCCGGCATTAATCGATTTAGAAACCGGAAGGCTTTTAGATACTGCAGGTAATGTATTTCCAGTTAAAGATGCCATCAGTGAATATTTATCTGAATTGGAGTTTAACGGTGCATTTGTGAAAGATTATCTCAAAGCTAAAGTCAGATCTGCCAAAGGTATTAAGTTGGTTACAATCGATATGATGCGCTCAAAGTTCGCTGCTTACCCATTCACCGAATTTGGCGAATGGAAAATCCCTGAAGCGGGCTACATAAAAATAAGGCCGGAAAATCTAACAATTAATTATCTGGATTATGGTTTGGTCACAAATTGATTTTGAAAGATTGTCGGAACTGCACCCACAATTCTTGCGAAAGCCCGCGCAAATGGCGATGCTCTTTTCATTTCTAAAGCCATTGAACAAACTGCAGGAAAAAACGCTTTATCGGATGCAGCACAATGGCACAACGATCTATTTAGAAAAATTGTTAAATGAATATTTTCAAGTACCAGGATATGATACGCAACATCATGACACGACAAAAAGGGTTTACATCGGAGACATTCAGGAAACCGGCGCACTATACATTTATCAGGATCAGGAACCAGATGTTTCTTTCTTACAAGATGAAGATAGTGAATCAGATCTGTTTTTGGATGTTGATGTGGAAGGATCCGGCGCTTACAGTTTTACAATTTTCATACCTGTTGGTTATGCTTTTCAGGAACCAAATCTAAGAGCAGAAATAGACAGTTACAGATACTTCGGAAAAAAATACAATATCCAAACCTACTAACATGGAATTAATAGATTTTACACAGCCTGGCGGTTATAGGCTAAAACAAATGACCTTCAAAAAAATGCAGTCGGCATATTTTGAAATTCTTAGAACGATGGCCGGTCATTTGAATATTTCTGATGTCGGAAAATATATCATTTCGGGCTGCAAAATTGTGGCGGGAAATATTACACCAGGAATGATGTACATCGATGGCGAATTATGTCCGTTTGCAGGCATAAACGGAAATACTGATCCAAAAGTAAAAAAGGATGTAGTTCTCGAATCGATAGCCTTTCAGAACGGATCAAACCCTAACGTTTTTAGAACCACAAGCGCAATTGTCGCTGTTGACGGTGTTTTGTTATCGACGTTTACACGAGTTCCTGCAGTTGTTGCTTTATCCTGGGAAAACTTGCAAGACATCCCTTCAGATTTGGTACACGATGCAAATTACGTTCACACTGATTTCAATTTTTCACAGGCATTAAAAGATAAGTTGAACGGAATTCAGGCAAACGCGCAAGTAAATGTGCTTTCAAATTGGACTGCTGCTTTAAATGAAGCCGGTTTTATTTTAAACAAACCGGATTTGCCAAAGGTGTTAAGAAATTCATTCTTTGTGATTGGTGACTTTGGAACTCCATACGATGAACTTGTTACTGTAAATTTTCCAACTGTTGGAACATCTGACTATATAGTCGTTGCCACATTGGTTTCATTAGGAAGTTGGACAGACGAAAACGACGTGAACTTTGTCATTAAAAACAAAACACCAGTAAGTTTTGACATCGCGCTTCAGGAAATTAATTACGGCGTGCCTGCACACGTTCAAAACGTGAAATTAGATTATATATTAATTCAACAACCTACCGAATGAGATTTGTAAAAGCTTTTCCAGATCCTGACAGGCCAATTATTAGATGGGCGCTGTGGGCAAATAACTTAGAGGAATTGACAGCTATGGGCGATGTAAATAATCCCCTGATCTTACCTGAAAATGAAGTTCCTGAAAACATCTACGGCGTTTGTCCGCTAAAATTCGACAACGGGATTTTAGTCGCACGTGATGAAATTGAAATGGAAACCTATCAAGTTGTTTTTGAACAAAAATCGGCGATTTTAACTGCTGCTGAATCAATACAGACAATCGGTTCTGACAAATTTACGTATGGTTCCAACGATTATCCTATGCATCAAGCAGCGCAATTGCGCTATGCCGCTGTTGCAGCTTCACCAAAGGGAATTGACATGATGAATGTCAAAGGCGAAATTGTACACATAGCATCCGCGAACCTTTCTGCATTTTTAAATGCGTACTACGATAAGATCATCGAAATTACTAATTACACAATTGCATAATCATGGCAGAATCAATCGATCCAATTGATATTTTTTTAGACATCGAGCGCAAACACGATAGTGCAGTGAAGCTTGCAGCAGTTCAGGGCAAACCTCACAATGAATATTTATTTGCGCCAGAATTCAATAAAGTTGTGCAAGCTATTAAAACGCTTAGGCGATTAATTATTGCAACGCCTGCACAAATTCAACAAATTATCGCTACTGGCGTTCCTGTTCCATTGGGAAATATAGAAATCAATTTTATTGACTTTGTAAATTCATCAGTCGCGCCTTTGTCACTGGGAACTAATGGAACATCATTTATAACATTCACGACAGCAGGGATTGACTTTGTTTATGTTTTTATTGGCACCCCTGGTCAATATGGTTTCAATTCTACGTCTTTAGCAGCTACAGACGTAATCTTTTTGTATAAAAGCGATGAAGCATCACCGCCGACCGGTTCATTTAATCCAGGCTATCAGGAATGTTTTATCAAAGTGGTGCAGAATGGCAGCACTCAACCATTTGTTGATTTAGTTTCCTTTAATGGCTATAGTCCGGATATTTTTGTCACCGCCTTTGCTGATGGGTATTTCCGCTTAAATGTAGATTCGTTCGCGGCCGACAATCAAATAATTTACCAATGGTCAAATTATGCAGGAGCAAATGAAATGCGTACCGCAACAGCGTATCAGGTTGACAGAAATCTCTTTGTACGAACAAAAGTATCAGGTGTCGCTTCAAACGATGTTCTGACTAACGGTTGGATGATTCGAGTAATTAAATTAAACCAATAATTATGAGTTTTACAATTGATCCATCAATCGCAGAAGTCGTACACATCGACAGCGTTGCAGTAAACGAAAGCCTGACAGTCATTTATACGAACTCTGAAGGTTGGCCTGGTCAATATGAAGTGTTTGTCTGGAACAGTTCGGCAAAAAACACTTTATACAAAATGACTGGGGCTTTGACTACTGACGACAAGGATATGGCATTTCAAGTTTGGCCGTCGAAGTATGATATAAAAGACGGCAAATTTTACTACGAAATTTGGAACATTGACACCAATCAAATAGAATTTAAAGGCGATTTAATTACACGTAAATGAAAACAATCACAATTGGCGCTGCTCCAAAAAAGCAAGTAACCGTTTCCTGCTCGGTGCCTAATGTGGTACGGGTTGAAACGCAACAGAAGAAACAAATCACAATCAGTCGCTTTTCCGATGGAAAAAATGGCTTGAACAACTTTGAATTGTGGTTGGTGGATAATCCAGGAGGGACAATGGAACAGTTCTGGAACAGTCAAAAAGGCGCTGATGGAAATTCACCCGAAATAGATCCTGAAACCGGCAACTGGTTTATTGCAGGAATCGATACCGGAATAAAAGCTGGAGGCGAAAAAGGAAACGATGGCATTTCACCGGAAATCGATCCGAATACCGGAAATTGGTTCGTTGCCGGTGTAGATACTGGCGTAAAGGCTAAAGGAGATGCCGGTCTTGACGCTTACATGGTGGCTGTCGCAAACGGATTTAACGGAACGGTAGCGCAATGGCTGATTTCATTAAAAGCAAATAATGATCTTGAAGATTCGCGTTCAAGAAACAATAAGGTTTTTGGTAATATTGATGCAAACGGTAATAAGATAATTAATTCTGCAAACGGAACTTCAGCGCAGGATTTGGTAACCGTAAATCAAATGGCCGCGTTGGAAACAACACTACGGACATACGCTGAAGCGTTGTCTGTGTCAAGCTTCAAGTTGCTTGGCGATCATGATTTTGGAACAGGTTCTTATCCTGTCGCAGGTGTTGGATCGGGAACCGGCGGCGCGCTCCGTCGTGGCGACGCTTATCGTCACAATGGTGCAACTGTCACGTTTCACGGTATGACAGTTAATTATGGCGACATTTTTTATGTTGTGAATGTCCCTGCAGGCCAAATCGATGCAAACTGGTCATCATTGGACTACAACCAACAACAGGCAATCGAAACTGCTGCAGGTGTTGCGAAAATTATACTTGCTTCTGAAGCTGCAAATGAAAACAGTACAAATGACACTGACATACTTACCGCCAAAAAATGGTGGCAAAATACCTGGCTTAGGGTTTTAGCATTGCCGTGGGTTTGGACTGCAAGGCAAACATTGGCAACGCTACGCTTATCCGGAATTGCGGCAGGATCAATGGTCAAGTTAAATGCCAACAAAGATGTTGTTGCAGCAGTTGCAGATACTGATTTTGCAACACCGGCGTTAGTTAACGGAAAAGTTCAAAACAACATGAATGGATCGTCATTAATTGCACCGAGCGCAAACGCTGTTATTGATTACACCGCTGCAATGGAACGATTTTTTGTTTTCGATGGTGCAAACTATACTGTTACCGGAATTGGAATAAAAGCTTTTAAGTACTATTTAATTCCTGCCAACACGTGGGCGGTCGGAACAAGATTGCGTTTCAACATTGCAATCGAAAAAACTGGAAGCACCGCAAACAGTAACATCGTTCAAATGGTATTTAACACATCCGCTGCCACTGGCGGTGTAGGTATAGCTTCATTAAACGCAACAAATACTGTGGGCAATATTTTTTTAGAAGTAATAGGCGTGATTAAGCCAGGAAACATTATGGAAGTTTATATTAATACAACAACAACAGCAGGACAAGGATTCGTTGCAGGCACAATAACATCAATTGTATTTAATCCAGGTGTTGATCAATACTTTTATGGCGCTGTGATTCCAAACGACAATATTGCGCTTTTTCGCCAAAGTATGATTTCAATACAAGGCTTAAAACAGGCGGTTTATTTGACATAA